TTTTAATGCTTTATACTTGAAGCCTGGAACCCATCCTGCTGAAGGCCAAAGTTCTTCAGGCATCCTGGTATCATTAAAATTAAAACTTTCTTTCATGTCCTTAGGAGCAGTTGGGTCAACGTTTTCAGCACCCATAACGCTGTACCCTAAATTATTTTCTGCTTGATAACTATAAAGTTTCTTTGTCTCAAGGGGTAAATCAAAAAATTGTTTCATTGCGATAAACCAATAATTAAGATCAGTTCTATCGTTTACTGATAAACAATTTTTAAATACAGCGAAGCCTACAGTTGTGTAGGCTTCCTCTATATGCTTTAAGTGGTTTGGATCATTAAAGTCTATTATTGGTATCATTACTGTGGAACTTTCGCATCAATACCTTCAACATAGTACATCATGCTATTTAAATGACCGTCATCAGCTATTTCTCCAGCTTTCAACTGAAGTTTACCAGTATTATCTTTAATTGGTCCAGTAAATGCAAAGTACTTACCGTCAGTGATAGCTTTTTTAATTTTTTCAGCCTCAGTAATTACGTCAGCAGGCATATTAGCCCAAGGAGCCATTTGCACAACATCCTCATTCATATGTCCAAAATAATCTCCAGTTTTCCAAGTGCCATCAATAACTGCTTGTACTTTTTTAATATAGTAAGGTGACCAGTTATCAATAGTAGCTGTCAGCTGTGCCTTTGGCGCAAATCTCATTTGATCAGATGCTTGTCCAAAGCCTAAGACACCATTTTTTTCAGCAGTTTGTAGCGGAGCGGGTGAATCAGTATGCTGAGCTACCATATCACAACCCTCTGCAATCATAACAGATGCTGCGTCGGCTTCTTTTGGTGGATCATACCAAGTATTAACCCAGACAACATCAATATCAACTTTTGGGTTCATCTTCTTAGCACCTAAGTAATAAGTATTAATCTCTCTGATAACCTCAGGAATTGGGTAAGCGGCAACATAACAAATTTTATTAGTTTTAGTCATCATTCCTGCGATTATACCTTGAACGTGTCTAGCTTGATATAGTCTTAGGCCATAACTTGCCATATTTTTAGATTGCTTATATCCAGTCGCGTGTTCAAATTTAACATTTGGAAACTCTTTAGCAACTTTAAGCATTGGCTCCATGTAACCAAAAGATGTAGCAAATATTATATCAGCACCATTTTGTGCCATTCCACGGATTGCTCTCTCGGCATCAGGTCCGTATTTTACATTTTCAAGATATATAGTTTTCACTTTATCTCCAAAATGTTTTTGGACGTCTTGACGTCCGATATCATGTCTATAAGTCCAACCGTGATCTCCAATTGGCCCTACATATATAAATCCTACGGTTATTTGCTTAGCCGTAGCAGTAAAAGTAAAGGCAAATAGCATCGCTATTGCCATTAAAAAAGTTCTCATAAATAATCTCCTTCCGAGTTTTTACTTTTTTAAACAAGAGCATTCCACAAACACTCTATTGTAGTTTTTAAGAGACTACCACTCTACTATCTCACCAGTGTATTTAACTAATTTACCATTATATTTATCTAAACTATTGCTTAGTAGTTTTTTAATTGAGTTAGCTATTTCAATAGCTTTTAAGGGCTTATTAGGTTTTTTTCTATTAGCAAAAGAACCAGGATCAATTGCAAAAACAGGATATTCACAGTGTCTTGATAAATAAACAGAAGCGATGTTTAATCCTGCTTTACTAATCGCATAATCTAAACGATCGATTCTGCCATCACACTTGCCTGTAGAAACTTCTGATATTCTTGATAATCTTGAAGATATAAATATTAATGCTTTATTAATATTGTTTTTTAGGTTTAGTGCGAATCTAATTTGATTAGTGCAATTTATATTTATAAGCTCACTCCAACGATGATTATTACTTCGCGCATTAATAATTATATAGTCATAATTTATATTTTTAATATGGGAAGGAGCTTTATATTTTTTATTAAAATCTAACTCTTTTGTTGAAACCCCAATGACGTTATACGATTTACTTAAAATTGTATTTAATTCTTTTCCAAGTCCTGTCGTATGCCCAGTAATAAGAATATTTTTAACCTTATTAAGCATAATAAGTTATACAGCTCGCATTCTATCTACTAATCTTTGAGCTCGTTTAGTTACTTGTCGATACCATCTACTATCAACCATCTCATCTGCCGCAGCATTCCAGTCTCTGGCGTCTACTCCTCGTTTCATGCCTTTAAACTTTGAGAGTCTAGGTCTACCCATGTTAAACATCATATTAGCAATAATGCGTTTTACCTCTTCTGGAAGATCATCAAAGTCTGGATAAAGTTTGTGGCAATCAGATATAACTGTTTTAACATCTTCATTAAACACAGAATCACAACGTTCTTTACTAACTTCCCTTCCTACTTCCCAACCATATTCAGGATCAGACTCTCGGACAAGATGTCCTATACCAAAAGTTGGCAATCCAAGATGGTCTAAGTATATTTTCTGAACATTTCCTTCATCATATTCAATTTCTTCTCTTAATTTATCTATATCCATTATTTCTCCTTATAAAAATGTATATTTTACATCACCTCTTATTGTGTCAAAATCAACAGAATAATCTTTTTCATCAAAGTTAAATCCTGCTAAGTATATTTGTGTAAACCCTAAAAATTGTGCTAAAACAATAGCATTAAGTCCTGATGACAAACTTCCTGTATTATAAAATCTCCTATAATCAAACTCATAACAACGATTATAATCTTTATAATCACGATATTTTTGAGGTGTGGTAAACACAGGTTGTGTAGAAAAACCATCTACTTTTTTCTTTAATAAATCATTTAAAATTGGATCATCTTGAGCAAAAACAATATTAGAGTTAGGATAATGTAAATTAGCACTTATGTAAAAATTGTGCCTATTTGGTAGAGCATTGTGTTTTGTACTACCCGCTCCTACGATACAACACTCAGACATATTTTTTCTTTTGATGAGCGTTATTTTTATACCAATCTAGCCTATCTTTTGTAATTTTAACACGTTCTTCTTTTTGTTTACCTAATTCCTTATTCTCCATCCAAGTGTATTCTGCTTTCCACTCTTCTCTTTTAAAAGGGATTACTTGACAAATAGGAGTTCCTGCAGGAATCACGTGTTTTTTATCATCAGGCTCCATAGCCGTATGAATAAAAGGTATATTCACGTTATTAAAATATGTGTCAGAATCTACTAATCCTACTAAAGGAACAATTGGTATTTCTAATCTGTTGATTGGTGGTAAAAATAAAGTTGAGTAACCAGGAGCTGTTTCGATAATCCAAGGACTCATATATTTACAAACAGTATAGCCTGTCATTGGAGAGCCTGGAAATTGTCTATTAGGGTGTGTTTCGATAGGAGGCCAACGTTGATATAATTCTTTTATCTTTTCGTCTGCGTGCCATAATCTGACTTCCTTTTCTTTTGTTTGATACAAAACAATATCAATGTGCGAGAGAATAGTGTAACCCGCACCCATTGCATCAATGAAAGGCACACATTTTTTTACTGTAAGATCGTCTTCATTTGTAGGTGGGATTTTCTTAAACCAGTCTGGAATAAGTTTTTTTGCAGCTAAAGGAGGAAGTACAAGAGTATCTGGAAAATCTTGTACCAGATGAAATTTAATAACATTTGTCATGAATTAGATTGAGTTTAAATAATTACCATCCAAAATAACTTGGATCATCTTTTAACGTGTTTTTGCGACTTCGGAGGTTGTTTCGTTGAGCCTTTTGGGCCTGCCCAATACACTTTATTAGCCCAGAAAGCAGCGGACATGGGTCCTTTCGCGATATTTTTTGCGTGTCGTGCCTTGAAGCTCTTGCGCGCCGCTGGGCTGTAGTTATGCCCCATAGAACTGTCTCCAAAATGGATAAGTTTAATTTTATCGCCTTTTTTCGCAAGTACCATACCCTTTTTTTCAGGTCTATTAGATCGTCTCGGTTTATTGAATCCATCAAAAGTAGTTCCTCTATATTTAATTTTCCCGCTAGGTAATCTCTCTACCCCTGGATATTTGCTCATCTTTATATCTCTTTTCTATTTCACAAACAACTTGCCATTGGCGATGTGTTAACTGTGGAAATTTTTTCTGTGAATTTATACAACCTAATATAAAAGATTTTTCAGCATCGGTCAATCTGTGTTTTTCAAAAAATTCTAGCAGTGGTTTTTTAATTCTTCTTGTCATCGTCTGTTATCTCATAAATGAAAGGATCAGCTTTTAAAAGTTCTTTTTTCTTTTTCTCAAACTCTCTATTAAATTTCCATTCTTCGTATTTTTCTATTAGCCAATCAATTATTAGCATATGGGTTATCTCCTATCGGTGTAGTGCAAAGTGTGATTCTATAATCGTCACTTAAATTAAATATTTGATGTTCAGTGCCTGTTCTAATTACGTAACTGTATCCTTTTTTATAGGTATACTTTCGATCATCTTTAAACTCGATAAAGCTCTTATTTGTTACAATTGAAGTAATATAAGAGTTTGAAAGCGCATCATCAGATCTATCAATATGCCAAGGTATATGACTTTTAGGGGCAAGAATAGATATGTATAAAGTTTGAATTGCTTTTATAGCAGTATCTCTCTTAATTGTTGCTACCCATTTTTCAATGGCAGGAAAATGTCTCATCATTGGGGAACTAGTAGTATTTTTAATTAAATCAAAAGATTTCCAAGCATTTACGTTATATCTACTTAAAAAGAATTTACTACCCATTTTATAGAATAACATTAATTTATTTACATCTACACCTTCGAGTCTAGGTATTGGAATTTTTTTGCAGTTTCTCATACATCATTCTCCTATTCTTTAAAAGTGGAAGATATGCCACAGCATCTTTCTCAAATATTTGAGGCTCGCCAGAATCAACTGTTATAATCACAGCCATGTTTCTAATACCTGTGCCATACATTTCATTGTGAGCCACTGCATAAGCGCAACATTGTATAAAATAATCTGTTATTTGTTTAATGTATTTTTTCTTTTTGCTCGTTTTAAAATCAATAATGGTAGGTTTTCCTTTCCACATACCTACCATGTCTGTTCTACCAGCGTATTTGTATTTATTACTCCAAAGAACTTGTTCTTGTCCCCAAATATCCTCAATCCCCGATTCTACGCTTACAATTAAATCTTGACTCATTTGTTTAACATCAGCAGTTTGTTGATCTAAATCACTGATGTCTTCACCATTAAAATATTTTTCAGCGAATTCGTGTACCAAAGTTCCTCTATCAGTTGCCTCTTTTGATACTCTGGCAGCCTCCTCTTCTCCAACTCGTTCTATCCACCTTTGAAGCCAAGTGTTATCAGCTGTTTTTCCTAAAACAGTAGTTATAGAGGGATAGGCACCATCAGGAGTATAATAAGTTCTACCAGTCTTTAGAGTTTCGGTTTTAACCTCAGTTAAATAATTGAATTTCATTTAAATCTTCTTTCTTATTAACTATAGGCATACCTTTTGCATTTAAACTAGTGTTTATAAGAATAGGAAAACCATATTGTCTTGTGATTTCTAAAACTTTATACAAATAAGCCTGAGAACCCGTAACATGTTGTAACCTAGCTGTTTTATCATAAGTTTTAAAATTAGAGTTTTCATTAATATCCGCAACAAATAACATATTTGGGCAATTCTTATAAATAGTGAAAAAGTCATTAGCTTCCTTATCTTGAACTATTGGTGCATAAGGTCGCCATGAATCGTTTTCTCTACCTTTAATTTTATTTAATCTATTTATAGTACCATTTATAGGAGCACATAGCAAACTTCTATTACCTAACGCTCTAGGCCCAAACTCAGCTCGACCATGAATAATTGGTATAATATCGCCTTTGATAATTTTATCGGCTGCTTCGTCAGCTGATATATGCTCATAATCTTCATATCCTAAAAACGCACTTTCCCAAAGTGGTCTTTCAATTAAAGCAGCAGCACCTAAAGAAGCGCCTGCGTCGCCAGAGGCAGGTTGTATTGCTATATCATCAAATAGAGTATAGCGCATTAAGTGGGTATTAGTAACACAGTTTAGAGCGCACCCTCCAGAGTAAGCTAAGTTAGTTTTTCCTGTTTCATTAAATAACCAGTTAGCTAAATTTAAAACAATATCAGTGAAAACAGATTGTACAGAGGCGGCTATATCCCAATCTAATACTCCTGCACCCACACCACGACTAAAATCATGTAATAAGGTATAATCTCCATCTTGAATATTTATAAGTTTTTGTTTTATAAAATCAACCCATTTAGGAGAACCGTATCCTGCCGCAGCCATGACTTGAGACTCACCGCTGAGTGGTTTA